CCTACTACTGTAGTGCCAGTAATAGAGAACTGAGCCGCGTTAGCCGCATTTGTAATCACTGAGGGGTCGGCTGTTGTTGCGGCGGAAAATGTTGACACTGGGCGTGTTGCTTGGCTGTATACCGTTAATTCGGTCCAGCCCGCGTGTGTTGCGGCTGTATCAGAAGCGGCAGGATCGTTGGTTGCAGATGCCCCATATAGACCGATATACCACGCGGCAGTGTAACTAGAGCCCAAGAAGTACTTGTCGTTCATGTCTTTTAACCCGACGTTCACAACTAAGTTATGCTTCTCTGCTGTCCATTTAAGGTTCCCCGCGGGGTCAAAACACTCAAGTGTAAATATACCGCCACCTTTAATTTGTTGTGTAGATGCGGTACCGCACTCTAAACCTGAGCCGACGACATCTACAGACTTTGCTTGTTCGTTAAACATTTAAAACTCCTATTGAATACGTAAAATTGCTGAGGTGTTGGTATCAGGCGGAAATTCTACAGTAAACGTCGTTGTAGATATCTTATCTGAACCAAAATCCAGCACACACACTGCTGTACCACCATCTTTATAAATCAAGGCACCCCGAGCAGTGATAGCGCCAGACCAAGAAACATTACCAAACGAAACAAAAGATACACCATCTAAGGCATTTACAGAAGCTACTAAGACTTCACCACCTGCGGTGTACCCAGCACTCACTACTTCACCATCTGTTGTGTAAACGGAGGTAGAGGCTGTAAGCGACGCGGCATTTGTGTACAGGGCCAGTTTAAACACCCCAGCACTAAAATCCACATCACCGTTAAGCAATGCAGTTTTGAATGTGTCACACGTAAAGTTTCCAACAAATGCCATGGTTATTTCACCGGATATGTTACTTGGCCGCTACGATATACATCGACGCGCTGTTTGCCATCACCTAACTGCTTCAAGAGCGACATAGCCTCATTGTACTTGGCTTCATAGTTAGCTACTACGTCTGCTTCCTGTCTTTGGAAGATTGAGGCTTCCCGCATAGCACCGTAGAAAAGAGCTGAATCGAAGTTGTCACCAAGCCAAGTTGTACCAGCAGTAACGATTGACTCAGGGTAGAAGAAGTAATGAAGCTCTGCGGTATATGTTGTGTCAGGAGTTGGGCCCAATATAAGTGATATTTCATTTGTCAGCGCTGGTAAAAGCGTATCAGTTGTTGTGGGTCCAAATATCGCATAGTACTTAGGAATGCCTCGATCATTTGGGCTAGGGTATGCTTGACGAATAAAGTTAACATCTTTGTCGATTAAGTACTCATAATTACCACTAGCATCAACCACCGCCAAGGAGTAGACAGATAGAAAATCACTCGGGGTTGAGAGATACTCATTGTTATTGGTAATAAACCCGGTCACGTTTTTACGCAAATAGGCTAACTGCACGGAGCTATATATTTTCTGCTCAGCAATCTTTACGAACGTGGGAATATTCTCGACAAACAGTTGTTCATCACTTTCCGAGTACGAAGTAATTGCGGCGGTGAGCTCTGCGTAATTCATCTTAAGCCATAGGCCCGCGTGACATAGTGCCCTTAATCGCCGCACCTGTACCGCGCACCCGCATACCAGAGGTTTTTACATCATTGCGACCGGGATCACCAACACTCACGCGCATGGCAGGAGTACTGCGGGTTACATCTTTAGATGCTAGCGTGTTTGGGTCTGGCTTTTTGCTAATAACGGCTTTTAGGTTCACAGGACCTCCTTGCATTGTGTGGGGCTCGGCGTAAACTTTAGCGTCACCGATTTCTTTACCCATAACTTTTTGGCTGAACTTGGCCATTATTTACCCCTTTGATTCATCACCTTAGCCATACCACGACCGTAGGTCTTCATCATTTCGTTTGTCTTGCCGCCCTTAGCCATTTTCTTGGCGCCCTTATGCATCTTATCCTCGTGGGACTTGACGGCGGACTTGGCGACTTTTTTCATTTGCTCTTTCATGGTAACCCCTAAGTGACTGACACGGTAACAGTGCCAACGCTAATACGTAAGTTTAAATTATTTGGCGTTAAACCGCCATCCCTACTTCCACCAACAGGGGCCCAGCCCCACTGAAACACTCGACTACCGCCTGTCAGATCCCCGTCTACCCCTACACCGCCCACAATATACCCTTTCTCAGGACGGGGGTTGCGTAGCGCTTGTGGGTCATTTACTGGGCGTTCACCTAAAAATACTTGCGGTTGTGGCGGCTCCCAACACTCCGGGCACACCAGTATGTTGGTTTGAGTACGTTTAAACGTCAATGCCTTTAACTGTTTTAGCTTGAAACGCTGCCCGCACCGATCACATTCGGCTATTGCATGTTTACCGGAAGCAAATTGATTAGGCATTAATTATCTCAATACGACACACGAGGAACTAGCCGTAGTGGCGCTTTCTCACGATCCTCATCGCTAGCCATTTCTAGCTGTTGCTCATAGTCCATCTTTAACTCTGCGCGACGTCCGGGGTCTACCGATACGATTTTCATCGACAGGTAATACGCAAGTCCTGCAACCATGCAGTTTAGGAAACGAAACGGAATGTCCATCGTTTGCGTTCCACTGTTACCAGCATCCTGAATACGGCGTAGCCGCCAGTACGCAAATGTATAAGGCTGGGATTGGTCAGGGGTAGGCCATATCGTAATCTTAGGGTTGTCCCTCAGTCGCTGAATCCATACTTGGATTGGTCTACCCTGCACGTTCTTGTTGGGGATCGTGGCGTATGTGGGTTCTGCGATGCGACTAATGTTGATGTCGGTTTGATTTTGCCCGGTGCCTGTGCGGATCACCATATCCATTAGGTCAATCGTGTCTGCAGGGATGTCATACGTAGACTGCCCCGGAATAAGCGTCACTGAGCCTTGGTCGATCGTCCACAAATTAATGCCACGATTAGCCCACTCGACCGTTAACAGATTCAAAGACCGACGTGCAGTACGTAAGTCATAACCCGTGCGAAGCTCCGCACCACAGCGCTCAAAAGCCTCTTCTACGAGGTCGGCAATATCTAAATTAAACGTAGCGGTGCCGGATGTTGTCATTTTCTGTATGCCTTAACTTTGCTTGCGATCTTTTTTGGCTGCGCCACGAACTGCTTGCCTTTCTTATTACCCGCCGCTTTTGCCTTATTGGTAGCAGCTTTTTCCGCTGGGCTTAACGCGCTCCATGCTGCATCAGGTAAGTACCGCTTCTTTCCTTTTGACGGCGAACCGTCTGAAGTGCGCCATTTCTGCTCACCCCATTTTTTCAAGGACTCTTGCGGTTTCTTCACTTATAGGCCCCGCCGGATTTTTTATATTGCTGAGCTAACATTTGTGCCTTACGAGCTGACCACTGCCCCGGATCACCGCCTTTACCACCGGCTTTGATGCGCTCAAACAACCCTTTACGCATACCGGGCTTAGTGTAGTTACCAGCTTCGTTCACACGGGACTTTGTCTTACCACCCTCAGCGTACATGTCGAACTTATCGCCGTCTTTGCGCGTACCCACTTTAGGCATTTTGCTTGGATTGATAGCCCCCATACCGCGTGAGGATCTCATTACCTAAACCGCCCTTTGGTTTTGCCTTTTACAGCGCAACCGTCAGCACGTTTAGACGCGGAACCGACCGTACCACCCTTGGCTTTCTTGACGGTTGACTTGCTCTCGATGCCGAACATATCTTTAAGCGCCTTAAACTTTTCTTTAACGAACTTTTTAGGGGCTTCGTTTTCCTCGCGTTCCGTGTCTTTAGACGCTTGACGCTCTTTCTCTTCTTTACGATCCATCAGCGTGTTCTGTGCTTCTTGGGGGATCTCACCACCGTCTTTATATTTTTTCATGGTTACACCGTCTTACACTTGGTTTTACCTTTTTGCGCGACACCGTCAGCACGTTTTGAAGCGTTACCGACCGAACCACCCATGGCCATTTTAACAGTTTTGCCCTTGGTCTTACCCTTGGACTCTACTCCGCCACCCTTAGCCATTTTACCTTTACCATCAGCCGCAAACGCAGGCATCTTCTTGCCGTCTTTCATAACCATCGGCATACCGCCCTTAGCCATCATCTGACCACGAGCAGGCATTTGAGCAGGCATTTGAGCAGGCATTTGCTGCATCGGTTGACCACGCATAGGCATACCACCCATTGCCATCTTTTTAGTGCCTTTTGTTTCGTGTTTCATAATTAACCCCTAAAGTATCCGATTACATATCCAATGATTGCCGTAGCCCCACTAACCGCGCCACCAATCCACATAAGAGCTTTCCAACCGCCTTCAACCTTATCCATCTTGGTATTAATAGACTGCAGTGTCTTCTTAATCTCGTCCATGTCCGACACCATCTTATCCATATCGCTTTGTAGATGTTTGATGTCGTTGGCGTGGGTTGCTAACTCACGGGCGGTTTGAATTTGGTCGTCCATATCAGCACTTCCACCGTTTAAGACTTGCCGCCTTGCGTGTAGGCTTTTTATACATGGTAGCGCCCTATAATTTCTCCTGACTCACGCATAGCTGATAACTTTGCTTTCGATAAAATTTGCATTGCACTATTGCGTGTTTTATCTACTATACACGGGTGTAGGCGACCATGTGCTACGGCTGATAAAACACGCAAATTTGTGTAGTGGTTGTTCTGGTGATCACCGTCAATATGGTCTACCTGAGCGCCTTCATACAACTCCCCAACAAAAGCCTGAGCTACAAGACGATGAACTAAGAAACTTTTACCAGGCACCGTACGTACAGAACCGTCTCTTAATTTAATTTCTATGTATGGCAAAGTACGACCACATGCGCTACGCTTTTTAGGTTGGAGGCGCATTATGTTTTCTGGTATAGGAACCATGCACCCAGATTTTCCACGGCGATACCTTTGCACGGATTTAACTCGCCCATGGTCACTGACTTCATACATTCCTGCGTACCCATGTACGGGCACCCAACGTTCAGTTAGCATTTCCATCTTTTCCTCGCGGCATTCAATCTACTATTTGGGTCTTTAGCGGCTTCTGGAAACATCTTGGCTTGCCCAGCGCTTCTTGCACAAAATGATTTTTTACGAGGGCCACCTTCTGGCTGAGGAGCCTTTAGGTTGGACCCGGTGGCTTTGTTGTACTTAGCTCTACCTTTCGCGGTTAAGCCTGCCCCTTGCTTTGTAGGAAGCTTTTCACCACGGCCTACGGCAAGGATAGGTTTCTTAGCCATAGAATACAGTGACCGCGTTAATGTTTGTCATAACTGCGTACACCATATTGGGAGCTAGTAGCCCTTCACCGGGAATCATAAAGTAGTTGGTGTAAATGTCCTGAGCGGTTAACTCAAGCGTGACCAACCATCTTCCGGTAGTGACATACCGACAAGCCGCACCAGTAGTGATGGTAAATGAATTAGGGCAAGTGATCGTGAATGTATTTGGACCTGTTACCGTAATAACTGGGTTGCCACATGTAGCAATACCACCCGTGCCTCGGGCATAAGCAATCCCAATTTGCTGTCCGGTCGTTAAACCATGAGCGCTTTTGGTGATTGTGATGGTGTTGCCGGATTGTCCGTATGTTGCCGCTATAGGCGCAGTTGGAGTGGCAAATAAATCAAGTTGCCCTTCGATGTCTGTGCCCTTGACGGAAATTGATTTTACCCGCGAACGGTTATTGAAAACAATAAACCCGCTTTGGCCTAAGTGCCCGCTAAGGACATCAGTTTGCATAGTCATATCTAGCTCCTAAGATTGAAGCTATTAACCTGCGGAAACAGTAACCGTGCCAGCGTTGTTCCACAAAGCCCCAACCACTTCAGGGTCAGCCGCTGGGAGAATGATGTAGCCCGTCACGTTACCTGTGACATTACCAACCACA